GTAGTTGTCGTTTGTATTAATTCCAAACGCTGACATAACTGCAAATATTATGTAAGCAAAAAACAACGCTATTAAACTTAAAGGTCTAATGTTCTTGGATAACCAAGAATCACTACCCATATCTGCTTGTTGGCGTTTAGTAATCTCTTGGGCTTCAATATTGTCAGCGTTAAGTTCGGCTAACTTACCCTCTTGTTGCATCTGTAAAAGTTCTTTCTGAGCTTTGGCCTTAGCTTCAGGGTCAGGAATAAACTTGTCTAGGACTTTCATCCCCACATCAAATAGTGCCATCAAAGGTATCATTTACCACCCCACACTAAAAAATAAGCGATATATCCAGCTACTACAAAACACCAAAATTGCGCTACTCTTGCACGATTTAGGTCTTTATTAAATGCCTTTTCAAACTCTTTGTCCTGCTTTTCTAACTTGGCTTTTAGTGCCTCGACTTCAGCCCAGCGTTTACCGTACTTCTTTAAAAAGTCTGCCCGTATCTTTGCTTCTTCCCGCCTGACCTGCTCCTCATGCTCCCACTGAATTAGGACTCGTTTGAGGAATAGTTCCTTGCGAACTTCGTTCTCTCTAAGTTCCCTGCGCCTGTCAAGGTTACGCTGTTGCGCTACATCTACCGCTTCTTTTTGAACATTCTCAATGCTTTTAGAAAGTTCTTTAGCACTTGCTCGACTTGCATCAAGATTACTCGATAGGGACTTTGCCCCTTCTAGAAGTTCCATATTTCATTTTGGCAAAGACCATCCATGAGTAGTTAGGTAGGCATAGCCTAAACCAGCTACAAAGACATAAAACAATGTTCGTATAGAGAACCAACCAAACTGTGTTACTTTTTCGTTTAACCACTCTTTAATGGCTTCTTTGACGATTTCTTTTTCAATCTCGTTAGCCATTTTTTTTCCTAACAGTAGGAGTTTTCTTGACGGCAGGTTTGCGTTTAACCGCAGGTTTTTTGGGCGTGGCTTTTACTTCACCTTCCCAAGAATTCAGCACAGTAAGCCAATGCACCTTTTTGGTATAGCCCATCTTATCAAAAACCCAGTCAATAATGAACATTATTTAGCCTTTAACTCAGCAATCTCTATAGCTTGTGCTTCTACTTTAGCGTTTAGTTCTTTTATAGATGCTACAAGAAGTGGAATTACATCGGTATAAGAAACGCCCAAAGTTTCCAATTCGTCAGTATTTACACTAACTGCTTCAGGCAAAACTGCTTGAACATCTTGAGCAATTAAAAATGGTCGTGCTTTTTTAGATTCATCATTAATATAATTACCGATTACTGCACGAAGTTGTGAAACTTTATTTGTAGCATCAACAATAGGTACAAGATTTTCTTTTAATCGTTCATCTGAATTTGAAGTCCATGATGTGCCTGTGTTAGTCAGATAAACACCAAAAGTTCCTAAAGCACCGCCAGTATTTATATAAAAATTTGAATCTGTGCTTGTTTTAAATCCAGCATGGGCTTCTACTTGCGTTGCTTTTACCCAAGTAATTTGGGTTTCAGTACTTGCTGTACTTGATAAATTAATAAATCCTGCATTTCCTGACCCAGTATAAGACCCTAAATTATTTCCTACTAACAAATTACCACTAGAGTCAATACGCATCCGTTCTGTGCCACCAGTAGATGTAGCAAAAGTATCTGCGGCTGGAAAGAATATACCTGTGTTAGCATCCGTTCCTCGTATAGCTGGGGTAGATGCTGAACCATCAACATCAGATAGTCCGTCTGTTCCGCTAAGTATTAATGACATTATGCTAACTCCTCATCTGTTGGTCGTGGCAAGGTTGGGTGTTCCCACTTAGCAATGTAATCGCCTTTGCCATCGCTGTCGTTTTGTAAACGAATAGTAGTCATAAAATCCTGTTGTGTAAGGCTAGGATATAAAGCCATAATTTTATCAGGTAGTGTCATGCTGTTCTCGCTAAATATCCAGTAGCATATGTGTAAACTTCGCCATTATAAAAAGCAGGAGATGAACCGCTAACAGTTCCGTAAAATTCAATATAATCAGTTGTTCCGTTTAAATAAATTAAAGTAGAACCACTGATTGCTGAATTATTAGGAGCATATTGAAGTCGTTTGTTTTCGCTTCCGTTTTTAAATATAGATAATGCTGCTTGAGTAATAGAACTTCCATTAGCTGTTAATGAACAACTAATTTGATAATATCCAGCTACATTAGGTGTAAATCTATAGTTTGTAGTTGAATCAAAACAATTAGCAGTATCAAAAAGTTCAGCATTAAATTGCACTTTTGTTTGAACGCCACTAGTAACGCTTTGGTCAGAAGTTGCACGATAAGCACTAAACGCTGGCATATTACCGCTAACCATTGCTGTGCCTGTTACCGATGGAACAGTAACTAAGTTACCAGTACCCGATGCTAACTGTAATACACCGCTATTGTCAGCAGATTGGGTTAGCCCTGATGCGACTGTGGCTGTAATAATTGATGCCATTAATGAATCTCCTTAAACTTGTAGCCTTTAATGTGGCTGTGTTTGCCATTTAAATGCTTTCTAATGTTGCCACTAGTTGTGCCTATTTGTCGTGCCGCAATAGATAATGATTGATAAACAGTTCCATGTTGGTCTTTAACAGCAATAGGTGGTGTGCCGTTACCTCTTGGTTTGGCAATTTTCTTAGCCCACTTTAAAAAACTGCTTTTGGGTTTGGGTTCAAGTAGCTTTTTAGTAGAGCCACCATCGCACAAATTGGTAAGGTTTACGCATTTCTTAAACACAGCAATCTGACTTTTCTCAAGTTCATTTAACTGCTCAAAAGAATCGGCTTTGTGGGCAATAAGAACTATAGGCTTAACACCTTTTATCTTTAGTGATTTGAGCCAGCTATTTTTGTGGGTTCTTGACCGCATAGCAAAAGGTGTAAAGTGATTAACAATACGCTTCATTCCGCTAATTGTTTGACCAATGTACCGAATCTGATTGTCAGTCGGGTCTACCATGTGATAAACGACAAACTTCTCATTGCGTAAGTACCCAAGCGGGTCGCAATAAGTGAAGTTCTTGTTTTCAATAAATTGATAGGTCATTTTGGGTATTTTAATTTAATAGCATCACATTTAGCCACATACGCATCCATTAATTCTGTCTTACCTTTTTGCGCCCAATAATAAGCATCGGCAAAATCGGTGATGCTTGGGTATTCTGATGCTCGTTTAGCAATATAAGCATGAGCATCTACATAAGACTGAACTGCAGATTTATCGTATGCGACTTCATTGCCGTCTGCATCGTAAGCAACATCGCCACGAATGGTTATTACTGTGGGGTTAAGTTTGTAAATTGCATTTATTTGATTAGAAGTTAAATTCATGCCGCAATCTCCATAGCAACCATAGTTGAAAGCAATCCACCATTATTATTAAATGATACATTTTGACCAGCTTCAGATTTTATATATAAAGTGTATGTTGTGGCTGATGTTGTGGATGGGGTATCATAAATAAGCAAACTACCGCCAGCTATAAGTCTAGCTGTTACAGACTTTAAAAAATAAATACCTTCTGAGCCACCAAGATTTGTAGAATTTCTGTAAAAGGTAGCACAAATACCAGCGTTTGAAGTGCTATTACTGTCAAAGTTTCCACCAGCTAACATTACAAGTATTTTACTGGTTGCAAATTTAGGTGTAATTGAAACAGAAAATCCAGTTGTTACAAAGGAAGTGCTAGTTGTTGATGTAGAACTTTGTGTTGAAGCACTAACCACTTGCAATACACTACCTGACTGTGGGCTACCAGTAGTAATTACAGTTCCGCTTGTAGCTGGTAAGGTTAATACAGTAGTACCAGCAACGGCTGGTTCTTGTAATGTAACTGAACCGCTCGTACTTCCAACTAAGACAATACTCATAATGATTTCCTCGCAAATTCGCCATGAAAGCGTTGTTCTGCCAATTTTCTTACTATTTTAGCAGTTTCAAGTGATTTAAAAGTGCCAGCAACATAAGTTTTTCCATTAGATTCAATCTTAACTTGCCAGTTTTTACGCATACGATATACACCTTTAGCACCACTTGTGTTATCGGTGCGAATTTTGGTATTTCTCATGTTTTCGGCATGGGATGACAAACGCAGGTTAGATACAGCATTATTGGTCGGATTTCCGTCTTTGTGCTCAATAGTTGCTAATTCCCAAACCCCAGTACGCAAGAACCAAATAACATTGGACTCCAAGTGGCTAGATACCTTGCCATTCACGCTAAAAGCACACATACGATGACCGCCATTCTTTTTGGTATATAACCCTACCAAATCGCCAATTTGCCCTTTGTGGGGCTTTTTTGACCAACGCAAACGGCTATTTTCATCAACATACAATGATGTTTTCATCTTTTCCAATATTTCTGTTGGCGGTACTTTTTTTAATACATTTATCATAGAACTACCCAACGCTGTCCCGAACCGACTGTAACCACAGCACCCGAATTAATAGTAATTGGGCCTACGCTCATTGCGTTCTTACCTGTGCTAAGTGTATAGGATGTCGTTACGATTAGGCTGTTTTCTTGAAAAACTTCATCCCCACCTGCACCCGTAGCACCACCACCTAATTGACCCCATGCACCGCCTTGATAGCCTTCAAACTGAGCAGTCGTGGTGTTATAACGAATCTGACCATTTGCGGGGCTTACGGGGCGTTCTGCGGTAGTTCCTGCTGGGATTAAGGCAAACCCAGTAGATGACATGGTGACATTACCTGTAAAGGTAGGTGTCTTAAATTGAGCAAACTCTATTGCATCTCCTGCCGCACTACCAGCTACTAGGTTAACTATCTTGTGCGTGTTTAGGTCTAAGTTCCCCGTCATTGGGGTTTGACCATCTGCGGCAACCGAATCCGTAAGGGCAGAAGCCAAGTCATTCATGGTGTTATTAGCCCATGTACTCGATATAGTTGTGCCTGTAACTACGGGATTACCCGCAGGTAGGGAATATGTGCCTGACCCGTTTCTACTCATTTTTGATTCTCCGTACTTTGAATTTTAGCGGATGCTCCACCTAAAAATGGCGAACCACTACGAATTGTGTCAGCTAATTGTTGTGCCCATTCAGGTCGTCTAGCCATTAAAGATGTTGTTGCACCCCTAGCAAAATAAGGCAGAGTTCCAACTCCTAATGCTGTTGCAACATATGGGTTTATTAAACCGCTTGTTGTTGCATAACCAGCACCACCCATTGCAAAAGGTGTCAATAAACGACCTACTGTGCCAGATTCAGGATATTTATTAGGTAAAACCTTTTCTGCCGCATCAGCCAAATCTTGCATGATTGCTGTGCCAGTAGCATATTTATCCTTGCCTGAAGAAATATCAGTTTTTCTTACAGCAGCCGATAGTTGTGCTGGACTAAACATTTCTGTTGTGTTTGCCATAGAACCAGCAGCACGAATACGGGCATACCTTGAAAAAGCGGTATTAATATTTGCCAATCTTTCTGCATATTCGGGGTTGTTTCTTGCCAATGATTCACGAATATCGCCAATCATTTTTTGGTAGGCTTCACCCATTAGACGCTCATCCGTATTACCTGAGCTTCCAAATTGTTTGGCTAATTTGCCAAGTTTTTCTTCCACTATTTTGAATGTTTTGCCTTCAATTTTTCCATCTATGGTGTAGTCATTCAATATTTTATTTACAGTATTATTTACTTTTGTGGCATTGTCTGTAGTTAAACCATCTATTTGAGAACCAACATTAGCCAATTTTTTTTCTAAATCAGCGTCACGAACAAAAGTAATTTTAGGCAATACTTCATCGTAAGCGTTTGTAATTTCTTTTTTGACAAGCCTTACGCCTTCTCGACCAACATTATCGGGCACTTTTCCTTTAATTGGTTCAAGCACTTGTTTAAAAGCAGCTTTGTTAAATTCTTCTATGCCTTTAGTTCTAGCAAAATTAATAACATCCCCAATAATAGGAATTGATGTCATTTTATCTTCAAAAGATTTAAGATAACCGCCTGTTATTTGTGCAGGTGTTAAATTTACGCCTTTATCAACAAGTTGTTGAACTTCAGGTTTAATTCTAGGTCTAAGCATTGCTGCAAAACGCTCACCCAATGCACCGCCACCAGCACCTAAAGCTACATCCATAGGCAATCTTTCAGCCTTTTGTTCATAAAACTGTTGACCTGTTTCACCTGTTTCTATAGGTGTAGTTGCTCCTATAATTGGAGCAGTTGTAGCACCACCAATAGCGGCTCTACCAGCTTGATACGATTTTGGGAAATTGGTTGCCAAAGAACCAAAAGTGGGTGTTAAACGCTCAAAACTTGGTAACATACCAATTCCTTTTTGAACGCCTTTATAAATTAATCCTGATGGTGCTAAAGCTCCAGTAATTTGACCACCACCAAATGCTGTGGGATTAGTTTGTTGATATGGTGAAAATTGTTGCCCAACTTGTTGTGCTAAATCACTTGTACCTAAATTGCCACCTGTAACTAATTGAGCAGTTCCCAATATTGGGTCAACAATACCGCCTTTAATAGTTCCAGCAGTAAATGATTCTAATGGGCGAGGTTGAGTTTGCACATTAGTTCTGTCAATCATTCTTGGGCGACCTGTTGCAGCACCACCACTTGTTGAATTCCATTGTGGGTATTCTTCTAAAACAGGTTGGCTAGGTGCGGAAACCTCTACAGATGCTTTAGGAGCATTTTGTGGGTTATATAGTCTTTGTGCTTGAGCAATGATTTCATCTTGACTAGCACCTACAGGGCCAATCAATGTTATTTCTTTGCCATCGGGGGCAACGACTGTATATTCTTTTTCAGCCATTATTGTTTGACTCGCCATTGATTTTGTTGTAATTCAATACGACCAACGCCTGTTCCTTGCAAAGCTTCTTTTGGAATATTTGGTAAACGCTTATTCCAAGCATCAATAGCGGACTGTGCAACAGATTTCTCAATTCTAGCCAATTCACGCAGAGTATTGGAGTTAAGTTCAATAGTTCCACCTTTAACTTTTTCCAAAAATTGTCGGTCTTTATCAGTAAATCCTTGACCCGCACCAAGACCTGAAGCCTTAATTGAATCAAGAACAATCTGACCACGATTTGCAACTAACTGTTCAGTATTTTTAATAATTTCATTGTTGTTAGCACCAGCAACATTAAATGCTCTTGCAAGATTAAGTTTGTATTCTGCACCCAAACCTGTAATTGCACCTTTATTTAATAATTCCTCAGTATTTAATGCGTTTTGATAAATAGCTGGGGCTTTTTCAGCAATACTGTATTTGCCTAAATCTTCTTTTGCTATTCCTTCACCAAATGCACCTGTATATGCTTTGCCAGTATTAACAACAAGATTTGTTCTGCCAGCTTCTTTGTCAGCAACAATACGATTGTTTATTAAATTAAGTTCATTTTGACCCCATGTATTAGCTTTGCTTGGGTCTAAACCAACACGAACTGCCGCAGATTTAACATCAGATGGTAAATTAACTCCACCGCCACCCATTTGATTAAATTTAACTTCACCGCCAGTAAAAGATGGAACACTAAATGTTTCGCCTTCTTTAAATACTCTTGGCTTCATTAATTCCATAGCTTGTGATTTAGCCCATGCAGGTGCAAGGGGGTCGTTTGCAATTTCAAATGCTCGTTGATAATTAGGCCCAGTTGCAGGGCTAATCATCTTACCTTGTACAGTTTCATAAGTTTCTGTTGGAATATTAGGCTCATAAATTGCCTCTTTACCTTGCATTGCACCAAGATATTCTTTACCAAGTCGTGTTTGTTCTCCACGCAATTTTTCAGCAAGGGCAAGTTGTTCTTTTTCTGCTTTTTCGGCAAGGCTTTTACCTGCATAGGTTTGAAATAAAGGTGCTGCGTACTGAAAGAAACTAGGTGCAACATAACGCCCACTTACCATTTGTCCTGATGGCATTGATTGACCTTGTTGCATTAACAACTCTGCCATTTTCTGTTGGCGGTTTAAGGCTTGCTGTTGTTGTAGGATTTCAGGTGGCAATCCACCGCCTACATTAATCATGGGCATTTGTTGAGACATAATTAATCCTTAATTACTTGGAATAAGTTGACCATAAGCACCTACCGATGGCATATTTTTTATAGGCTCATATTGGTCTTGCCCTGTAATTTGGGTAGGCACAGTACCTTGACCGCCAAATCCATAAACATTTTCTGCACCATACTTTTTCATAGCTTCTTGGGCATTAGCGTAAGGGTCAGATTTTTGACCTTTTCTTAGCATCATTGCCATAGCCATAGGGTTCATACCACCTTGTACTGTACGCCCTGCATCTTGTGTTAACCCCTGAGCCTGTTGCATAGCAGCGTTTTGCATAGCTTGTTGATTTGCAATGTTTTGATAATACGGAGCTAATCCACCTAAGTCTTGGGTTTGGGGCATCTGTTGAATGTAGGGGTTGTACATATTCATGGTAATAGTCCGTAATCTACGACTTTATAGCCGTCATCGAGGGTTTTAACTGCATATGGGAATACTTGCTCTACTTCTTGTGCCATGACACCAACATGGATGCCATCACCTGCTAATGGGTGAGATTTGACTTCATCTTTGTATTCAAAGCTATATAAAGTCAGTCCATTATCCATTACACCGATTGGTTTAATGTTTTCTTTAGCCCGAATATCAGACATTAACGCTGCACCACCTAAACTAAATAAACCTTGATTGAGGTTAGCTTGTGCCGCTTGTTTGGCGTTAAAGTCACCCATTTGGGCGTTGTATTGCATATTAGCTGCACCTAATATGTCAGGGCCTGCGGTAGTGGCTTGTTGAGCAGAATTAACAAATTGTGGGCCTTGTACCTGTGCCCCTGTACGCACCGCAGAAAGGGTGTTCAAAGGCTCGTTTCTAAGGTAGGCTTGTTCTTGCAAAGCAGATTGACGAGCTTGCTGACCAACACCAAAGCCTTGAGTTGTGGCGGCAGCTAATAAATCATTCTCACGCTGGGCTTGTTGCATCATGGCTCGGTCATACGCTGTAGAGCCAATGTCAATTCCTTTGTTTGCAAGCTGTTGTTGTAACTGTTCACGCCCTTGTTGAAGCTGTGGGGCAAGCCGTTGCATATAGGCTTCTTGATATGTCTGACTAGGATTAAAGCCTGTCGATGGCAGTTTGCTTACATCAAACGGGGTTTGTAGCATATTTTCTACATAACCCAATCCTTTGTTTGCTAACTGACCTAAACCAATACTAGCTTGGTTTTGATAATCAAGAAGTTGTTGTTGGGCGGGGCTTAAAGTCTGTGTAGCAGTCCATGTAGGATTGCCGTAAGGGTCAGCACCAGTAATAGCATAACTAAGATTGCCATAAGGCGTGACTTGATTAACTCGGTTAGCCGCAGTTGCCAGTCTAGCCGCATCAATATTACCCGCAGCCGTTTCTTGTGCAGCAGCCCTATAATCAGGAGCAGCAGGGGCACTCGGAGCAGGCCCTAATCCTAAAAATCCACCACCACCCATACTATTCTCCCTTGTTTAAAGAGCATCGGATGTTAAGAAACCGACACTCCTCTTTTTTCATAGCCATAATTACCAAATCACCACTCATGTGGGCATCAGGTATTTCAGCTACAACCTTAAAGCCCAAATGTCGGTTTAACTTTAGGGCGTCTGTGTTATCAGCACAGATTTGCCCTAGTATAACGCTAACTCCTAGTTTATTAAAGGGGTAATCAAATACCGCCCATATAAAATCTTTACTAGCCCAGTTTTCACCAACGCTACCAATGTGAATCTCACAAGCCTTTGGCATAAAGTTGGTATATCCTGCCACCGCCACTAAATTGCCGTCTTTTAATTGCCCAATACATTGGGTGGTTTCAGGCAAGGGGAAATTGAGGATTCTGACTAGCCATTCCCCCAAATAGCGTTGATTTTCAGTTGTAACAGTCCTCACAGTACCCCGCCACGCTCCATTACAAAGTCGGTTGATGCCCAATGAAACTCTATACCTTGCGATGCCACATTTAGGCTAATTGAGCCTGCGTAGCCTATTCCTGTCACGCCTTGCCATGTCTTAGTAACCACTAAACCACCGCCCCAGTTGGCGTTATCCCATGTATCTAAGTCCCATTCACCAGTTTGTAAGATGGCGGGGTTAAAGGATATTTGGCTAGTCAACTCGACTGTATCAAAATCGGTGCTTAGACCGCATAAAACAGTCGGTAAGCCGTTATCGGTCTGTAGGATAGGGCGTACCATAGTGAAGCGTTTTTGCTGTCCCCTAGACTCGAAATACGAGTAGGCTTGCTGTACAAAGCCTTTAATATTCGTGCCTGCATCGGCATAGGTATCGTAAAACTTGCCTACAAAGCCCGTAGCCCCAAAATACATATCGTCACCGCTAGATTCCCAACAATTAGCGTTCAAATTGGTGAATCTTCCCCATGACTTTGTAATATTGTGCATGACATACTGTTCAGAACCCCCTGTTACGGGAATATTGACAATCAACATATTGACTTTAGCAAAGTAATTCATCTGCCAGCCATAGTTATTGGCGTAATTGTCGGCAGCTTGGCTAATAGCGTAGAAAATCTTGTCAGTAATATTGACTCGTGGGTCTAAACGGGTGGATTGAAGTCCTGCCGATAGGGGAACTAGACCATCTTCGGTCAAAAGTAGGATGTCACCACCATATTTAAAGACGCATTTACGGGCAAAAGTCTGTCCAATGTTCCAAATACCTACTAAAGCCCAATCTGTAGGGTCGGATGGGTCAGAACCCTTATAAACAGCGACTTCTCCGTTACTTGTAACAAATACGGCTAAGTCATCGACCCCGTATCCAGCGTCAATAGTCCAAGTTCCCATCGCTTGTAGGTAGCCACCTTTTTTAAAGATGCCACCAAGAGGGAATTCGCTTACTGCCCCGTTAATGCTGTCAACAGGCAAGTACCAAAAGCTCAAACTATTCTTTTGTACAAAGTAAAGACGCTCTTTAAACAGGTTTACATAGGCAAAATTAGTAGAATTTAGCCCTGTAATGTAGTAATTAATCGTATAAGTACCTACTGTGCTCGCATTACCGCTTGGGGCACTCGCCATCGTATAAGTGAGGGTCGAGCCACCCGTTACAGTAATGCGAAAAGTTCCGTTAAACTCGGCAGGTATTGCTCCTGCGACTGTTATGGTGTTACCTGTAACAAGATTGTGGGCACTTGCAGTCGTTAGGGTGGCTGTTAGGTTACCCGTTCCACCCCTAGTAATGCTTGAAATAGTCTGAGCCGTTGATGTCGTAGCCGACCTAGACCACCTAGTACCATCATAAACGACCATCGGGTCAACCCCGTTGACAGCAGGCATAAACGAGCCACCAGCAGTCGTAATCATGGAATGAATCCACTTACCATCGGTGTTACCAGTAAGACTAGCAGTAGCCGTAGAGGTGCTTGCATCGTAAATAATCGTAGAAGTAGATGCAAACAGCTTGCTACCTGTTGGGCTACTGTAATTCATTAGCGATAAAACAACCCCAGTAATACCTGTTGAATACTTTGAATAGCCTTTTCTAAGGGTTACATCCGTAGGCGTAGGAAAGAAGTTAACCATCTGAACCGCATCTAAAGGGTTCATTTCTGCCAAAGAATCCCTAGCGTTCCAACCCCCAATGGGGGATGGTAAGGAAGCTGTAACTGCCCGTCTTTGTTGAGCTACCGCCATTATGTTCCGTAGCCTGAATCAGGGATGTTAGCGTAACCAATTAAGACTTTGCTTGGGTATGGTGCAAACGATAAGGTAGCAGAACCTTTGTCGTTGGCTTTAGCAACATTTAAATAACGGAAATAATCAGCTTGTAGGGCAGTAGTATCAAACCCTTTGATTTGGAAATACTTAAGTTTTGTACCTAAAACTAAAACTGTATCGTCAAATATGGTTGTATCAGTATCTAAAGTAAAGCTGTTTTTAACTGCACCAGCAGCACTTCTAGCCCAACCTTTTGAGCGGTATTCAAAGCCTAAATACTCTTGTGTGTTATATGGTGGCCAAATTTGGAACTTATCGCCTAGAATACGCCACCTAATGCGTGGGCCTGTCGAGATATAACCCGACTTGAGCCATTGCCATTGTTGGGCATCTTCAGGGCCAAGCATCTGCCAATGCTTTGTTTTGTCCCAATGCGTATTATCCGTAATGGTTTCAAAGTCATTGGGTAAGGGGTACTTAGTCTGCGAAAAGGTAAAAGTCACGCTAGTATAAGTACCACTAGCCAACTGGCTCATTACAATAGTAGATAAGCCTGTGCCTGAGTTGTAAGTTACGCTTGACACATAGGTATCTTGGTTAATGCCTGTGCCTGTAATCGTAAAGTTACTCGTTAGGGCTGTAGCGTCACCTGTAACAATAATGTTATAACTGGAGTTGCTAACTGTACTACCTGTAAAGGTTTGTGCATCGGTATAAAACCGATACTCCAACTGTAGAGCTTGCCAATCATATTCTTTTACCAAATCATAGCCTTGACGATTCATTAGGGCTAGAACCTGTTGGACATCCTGA